CTATCAAGAAGATTTTACAAACCTTAAGACGTGTGAGAAGATTGATGATTTTGTAAGGTCCGTTGATGAAGAAACAGGCAAGCCCGAAACATTCAAGGCTTATCGTGTTTATTCTGTTATTTCAGATTCTTTCTCTTATGAGAAGTTTCCTGATTATGTACCAAAAGTATATAAAGATAAGGACGGAAATACTTATAATCCCTCGACTACAAAGCTCAAAGACTTGTGTAATATACCGCCTTCAAAGGTTACTGACGTTGACCTTGCCAAAGGTTCAGACGGTGTTATAAATGATGGTTCATATATGCAACCTGATGATTATAACAAGTATCTTGATAAAAAGAAAATTAATGCTAATTTTGGCTCTGTTGATTTCACGGATATAAAATCTATATTTAGTACAACGGGCACATATTGGGACTTTCTTACCGCCGCACTTTCTTGCTTGCCCTCATGGTTTTATGCTGTGTTTTCTGCATGGTTTGTGCTGTTCTTAGCTATTGCGCTTATCAAGCTTGTTATACCTTCGTGAGGTGAATTATGGATATAATACATGGTATTGAATTAGTTTTTAAATTTCTGATGAACTGTATGTCTTATACGTTTCCATTTGGGAAATACAGCTTTACTCTCGGTTCGGCTATTATAGGTGGTATGCTTTTATCAATCAGCTTGACGTTATTATATTTTATGCTTAGAAAGTAGGTTTATTATGTTAGTAAATATTGTTTTAGTTGTCCTCGTTGCTCTTATGGTCTTTTCTCTTGTATGGCTCGTTAGGAGGTAGAAAAATGCTTAACTTGGTTTTGTTTATACTCGTTATCTGCTTTATGGTTTGTACTATAAGCGGTGTTATAGGTTTCTTCACTGACCTTAGAAACTTTAAAGCTGAACATGAATTCAGCGGAAACAGAAAACAGCTTATTGAATATCTTATGTTCGGTGAAGATGTTGAAATAAAAGCCGTTCCTGCGGTTGAAACTAATGATAGTGAGGTGAGTGATGATGAAAGTACACATAGTGTTTGATGAAAACAATCCATTTTTTCAGCTTTTGAAGTTAATGGGCTGTGATCTTTCGCAAGAAGTCATGAATAGATATGACGCTTTGCTTCTCGGCATGGCTTTTATATTCGCTGTGGTTATGCTCTGTATCTTCTGCAAGTTTTTCTATAATGTGATGATACGCATGACACGTTGTGCAAGTGCTGTGTAGGTGATTTGTTATGATTATATTTGATTACATAAAACAAATACCGCCCTTTATTACCTATGAGGTGTATGACCACCTTTTCGGTGCATACTTCAATAATTCCGCTATCTTTCAAGGTTGGGGCATACACCTTTATACTGGTAAATTCGGCACTGGTAAAACGTCAACCCTCGCTCAGATAGCATATAACTATTGCGTGCGTTATCCTCAGTTGTCTATACTTACAAATATCAATCTTCAAAACTTCCCTGAGTGGACGAATATATACAAGCTTAATTCCGCACAAGATATCCTGCACGCTCCTAAAAATTGCATTGTGGTGATTGATGAGATAGGCACTATCTTCAATTCACGAGATTTTTCAGGTGGTAAAAGAGCCGTTCCTAAACCGCTTTTTCAGCACCTTTGTCAATGTAGAAAGCGCAAAATGATGATACTTGCTACAGTGCAACGCTTCAATCTGCTTGATAAGCAGATACGAGATATAACGGCTACAGTGTCAACGTGCCGTGCTACATTCCGTCACCCTTATACACGCCTTATTAAGGTCAAAACCTACGATATAGACGAGTATGAGGCATATACTGAGAATAAGTCATATATGCCGAAAAAGCTTTACAGCCGTTTGTATTTGCAGACTAATCAGAGCCGACAGCTTTATGATACTTCTCAGCTTGTAGATAATATGCTTGATAAGGAGTACATCAGCGACACGGAAATACTTGCCAATCGTGGAGTAGATGTTACAAGTGACATTATGCACGATAGAAAGACAAGCAGAAGTCTGCGAAAAAGGCGTGGCGTATAGCCACGAGCGACCGCAGGGGCGAGCGCTTGCGCCGCCCTGCGGTGCGTGTGGCTATTACTTGATATTAGCCACAAAAAGTACTCACTTTTAAAAATGAGGTGTTAAAAATGCCCCTAAAAACGTCCTCTAAAGAGGTCAAGTGTAATACAAAGATAAAGGAATATCGTGACGGCAGTTATACTATAACACGTTCTGACCGACACATTTTTAAAGACCCTGCATTTGAGTATCACTGCAAGCATGAGCATAGTATTGACGAACGTTCAAGACAAGAGCAACTTAAAAAGGCTCGTGAAAATTACATATGTTATTTTGAGTATGAGGACGAAAGCGGAAACATAACGTTTGATATGCTTGACACTCGCAAGTTTAAAGATAAGCAGTCACAAAGCGGTGAAGTTCGTTCCGATAGTGTTCAAAGAGCAAAGCAAAGTATCTTTGATATTGTTTATCAGAATGATTGGAAGTACTTTCTTACTATAACATTCAGCGGTAAAGATTTTGACCGCTCCGACCCTCGGGAAGTCTTTAAGCCCTTGAAACGTTGGTTTGATAATGCTGTTCAACGTAAAGGCTTGCGTTATGTCCTTGTTCCTGAGTTTCACAAAAAAGGCGGTATACATTGTCACGCTCTTATAAACGATTGTGACTTTAAGTTCGTTGATAGTGGTACACGTCTTGTTAAGGGTCATGACAAGCCCCTTAAAATAGATACTATAAAGCGCCTGCATATATGTGATAAGCTCGGCTGTGATATATCTGATTTGCCTGTTGTATATAACGTGTCTGATTGGCGCTATGGTTTCTCAACAGCTATTCAGACTTACGGACAGATGTCTAATCTAGCTTTTTACGTCACAAAGTACATAACAAAGGACGTAAAAAAGATTTTTGGCAAGTTCTTCTGGAGTAGCAAGAACATAGTCCGCAAAACTAAAGAAATCTATTGCAATTCAGACTTTAAAGACGATTTGCCGATAGTTTCTCCCCCTCGTGCTAATGTCTTTTATCAGTATGAAAGTAGTTTCACCTTTTCAAGTCAAGTCGAAAAGAACTGCAATGATATACTTCAATATCTTAAAGAGAATGGAAATGATGATGTCCTATGATTTTTAAAGAATGGTTTGAGATGTTCTATAACGCATACTGCGTTGATGTGATAGCCTATGATTGCTATAAGGACTATTACTATATAAATCAAAAACACTTCGGTTATATAGCCGATATGGAGCTTCTGAGCGTAAAGCCTATTGATATTCAGAATTGTCTTAAATCCACCCTATCTTACAGTAATGACCGCCAAAGACGTTCATATTTCTTACTTAAACGTGTATTCCGTGAAGCTATAGTTAATGGTTATTGTGACAAAAACCCTTGCGACTATGTTAAACCTCCAAAACGTATAAAAAAAGAAGCTGAATATTTTAGCCCCGATAATCTCGTACATCTCTTTGATGATGATAGCAGCGTTTGCAGAATGTTTCAGCTTGACTTGTGGACAGGTCTCCGCCGTGGTGAACTTCTCGCCCTTAGTTGGGATAACATTGACCTTGATAATAGATATCTTAAAGTCTGTCAGACACTCGTACATACTTCATGCGGTGATAGGATTGTACAGACCACAAAATCTCGCCGTGATAGGCTTATCCCCTTGCATAGTAATGCAATAGCTATTCTTAATCAGATACGCTCTCAGGACGTCTCAAACGGCTTTCTGTTCGTTTCGCCTATAACTCATACAGTTATATCCCTTAGACGTTATAACAGGCTCTACAGAGCGTTCTATGAACAACAGAAAACAAAGTACCCTGATTTACAGTATCTCACCCCGCACAAGCTTAGACATAGCTATGCAACGTATCTTATTCAGTGTGGTGCAGATATCGAAACTCTCAGAGCATTGCTCGGACACGTTGATATAACAACTACCCAGCGTTATGTACATAGCAATTTCAACCAAATGTGCAAAGCTGTGAATAATCTCAAATTTGAATAATAAAGGATTTTTTAAAATGAAAGAGTTTAATTTTTGGTGTAAAGAAAATACCGACCATGGCGAATGTGCTGATAAGGTATGCGATTATGATAACTGTTGCTGTTATGCTCACTGTGAGGAATGTATATTTTATCTTACAGATTCCCCTTCTTGTGATAATTGTTCTGTACCTTGTTATGATGATTAATATTTGCTTGTGAAAATCTTTAGCACTATTCAACTAAAAAAAAACGGCTCTCCACAATAGCGGAAAGCCGTTTTTACATATTGGTCGGAGTGACCTGATTTGAACAGGCGACCTCTACCACCCCAAGGTAGCGCGCTACCAATCTGCGCCACACCCCGATATCGTATATATTATACCCGATTTGGATACAATAGTCAAGAGTTTTCAGTCAAAATAAAAAAATTGCAAAAAAGGTATTGACATTCACATTCATTTGTGATATAATAAATAAGCACTCAAGAGAGAGCAGTAAAAAAGCAGTAGAATATCGCGGGATGGAGCAGTTCGGTAGCTCGTCGGGCTCATAACCCGAAGGTCGTTGGTTCAAATCCAGCTCCCGCAACCATATTGGTGATACCAAATGGATACTCACCTTAAAAAGCCCGTGTTTACGGGCTTTTTTGATATTTAGAAAACAAAAAATTTTAATGTAAAACCGTGGATGCTTTTCACCAGTTTTCACGAAAAAAAGGGAGTCGAACCCTACACAACAAAAAATATCGAACATAACGGCAGACTTTGAGTATATTTTGCTCTAAGCCTGCCGATTTTTTATGAAAAAACATTCACAAAGTTTAGAAGGCTGTTTTGTCAAATATCACGAAATGTGATAAACGACAAAGCGGTCTTTTTTTATTTCAAAGGAGGCTTGATAACAAATATACTATAAAAAGGGAATCTAAAACGACTGGAGGTGATCAAGTAAAAAATGAACAGCAGTCAGACCGAGGACATGACCGAAGAACCCGATATGGGAATGACGATGTGAGGTGTTATATGATTTACAACGAAAAGAAGGTAGAAATGCTCAGGCAGAGATATCCCGAAGGAACTCGGATATGCCTTGACAGTATGGATAACGATCCCCGTCCGATTCCACCAGGTACTAAAGGCATAGTTCAATTTGTGGACGATGCGGGTACTCTGCACTGTAAATTTAATAACGGAAGAACGCTTGGGGTTATCCCCGATGTGGATAAGTTCCATAAAATCGCTCAGGAACAGAGTCAGATTGATAAGCAAACAGAGGAAAATATTGAGTGCGAGGAAATTACAGAAACGGAAGATCTTGAAGAAAACGAAGAAATGAATATGTCAATGTAACGGTTAAGTTTTGAAAAAGACTTAGCCGTTTTTTTATTACAAAAAGGAAAGGAACGGTGATAAATGATAAAATATTTCGAAGCGTTTGCAGGAATAGGAGCGTTCCGTTCGGCTTTTGAAAAAGTAGGCGGGTTTGAGTGCGTCGGATGGTGTGAAATTGACAGATTCGCACAGAAAGCCTACAGAACGCTGTATGACACAAAGGGGGAAATTTTTTATGAGGACATCACAAAAATCGATTACGGAAATATGCCGGATTTTGATCTGCTCGTTGGAGGCCCGTGCTGCCAATCGTTCAGTGTCGCGGGGCGCAGACTCGCTTTTGAGGACGATAGAGGAAACCTGTTTTTTAACTATATCCAAATCCTTGAAGCCAAGCGCCCCCGTTACTTTATCGCTGAAAACGTACCCAACCTGCTTGGTATATCGCAGGGGGAATGTTTCAGAATCATCCTTGAAAAGATTTCTGAACTGGGGTATAGTATGTGCTGGCGCGTGCTTAACTCTGCCGGATTCGGAATACCGCAGTCAAGAAGAAGGCTGTTCCTTATCGGATATCTTGGAGACAAATATCCCTCAGAAATACTGGCTTTCGGAGGAAATGATGAGGAAAATTGCGAAAAAAGAAAACCTGAACAGCTGATAGGCGGCAGTCAGGGTTCGAGAGTTTATTCCACAGACGGCACGGCTGTTACGCAATGCAGCGGTTCGGGCGGCATGGGCGGTAAAACGGGACTTTATTTCATAGACTGCAATCCCGATCCTCAGATGACAGACATTGCAAGATGTGTTACCGCACGTCAGAACAGCGGAGTATCTCATCATAGAGGAGAACATTCCGCTGTTTTTTGTGATTTGAACGAAAATCCGCAGATTACAGAAAATGCCCGATGTCTGCATACAAGAATGGATTTGGGAGTAACAAACGAAACTCACAAAGGCGAACGTTCGGGAGTGCTTGAAGAAGCTCCTAGGGCGATAATCAACCCATTTAAGGAAACTACCCGACAGAACGGTCGCAGAATAAAAGAACCTAATGAACCGATGTTTACGCTCACGGTTACGGACAGACACGGAATAGTACACAAAGGCAGAATCCGCAGGCTTATGCCTGTGGAGTGCTGGAAATTGCAGGGATTTACAAAAGAGCAGTTTGAAAAAGTCGCTGAAGCAGGTATGTCCGACGCACAGCTTTACAAGCAGGCAGGAAATTCAATTACGGTAAATGTGGTTGAAGCTATTGCAAGAAATTTACTGAAATTTGACGAGGAGGAAAACGCAAATGGAACAGGTAATTAAAATCTTTGAAAACGAGGAATTCGGCAAAGTGAGAACGGTCGTAAAAGACGGTGAACCGTGGTTTGTAGGCAAAGATGTTGCGGAATGCCTTGGATATTCTAAGCCAAGAAATGCGATTAACGCTCATGTTGACAACGAAGATAAGGCACTCGCCCCGATTCAGGGCGGGTGTTCTACGGGTACTCAGAATACGATGATAATTAACGAAAGCGGACTTTACAGCCTGGTACTTTCAAGCAAGCTTCCGAGAGCCAAAGAATTCAGGCGTTGGGTCACAGCCACGATTTTACCAACTTTGAGGAGAACAGGCGGCTACGTCAGCAACGAAGAAATGTTTATAGAAAACTACCTCCCGTTTCTCGACGAGCCGTACCGTGACCTGTTCCGAATTCAAATGACGATCATAGGAAAGCTGAACGAGCGTATCCGTCACGATCAGCCACTGGTGGAGTTTGCAAATCAGGTGTCAAATACCGATAATCTTATCGACATGAACGCAATGGCAAAGCTTGCGAGAGCAGAAAATATCCCCGTCGGCAGAAACAAGCTTTACGGCTGGCTCAAAGGAAAAGGCGTTCTTATGGCGAATAATCTCCCCTATCAGGCGTTTATCGACCGAGGATATTTTTCCGTAAAGGAGTCGGTTTTTGAAACTCCGACTATGACAAAGACCTATCAGCAGACGTTTGTGACAGGAAAAGGGCAAAGATTTGTGATCACTCTGCTGAGAAAATATTATGGCAAGGAGATGGGATAATGCACACAAACAGAATTAAAGCTAAAGTTGACTTCAAGTTCTGCCTCGGCAGTATTCCAGCAATGCTGAGAGCCACAAAGCCCGTACTTTCGGAAAGGCAGTACAAGGAGCTGTGTAACGAGGTCAATAAAGCTGACGGCTATCTTGAACAGAAACGTATTATTTTTTCATATGTTGACCCTATAATCAAGGGTTGAAGTAAACACAATTAAATAACAACTAAAGTCGTTTTGCCAATGACAGAAAACTTCTGTAATTAGCAAAGCGACTTTCTTTCTGTCATTGGCTTTAAACGGCAGAAAGGAAAAACATGAATAGTTTTATGTCATGGGTGGGAGGGAAAAAAGCTCTCAGGGACGACGTGCTTGCTCGCTTTCCTCCTTACTATGAACGGTATATCGAGGTTTTCGGAGGGGCGGGCTGGGTGCTTTTTCGCAAGCCGCCCGGTATGGATTTTGAGGTATACAACGATTTTAACGGAAATCTTGCCAATCTTTATCGCTGTGTCAGGGACAAGCCGAATAAGCTGAAATACAAACTACGGTATGTCCTCGATTCTCGTGAAGATTTCGACTGGATTGCTAGTCTTCACAAACGAGGTCTGTTCAGCAGATTTCGTGATGTTGACAGGGCGGCGAAGTTTTATCAGCTTATTAGATACAGCTACGCAAGTGGACTTGACAGCTTTGCAAGTCAGCCGCATTCTATTTGGTCGGATTTCCCGATGATAGACTTGGCGGCAAGAAGATTGCAGAAGGTAGTAGTTGAAAACAAGGATTTTGAAAAGCTGATAAGGCAGTACGATCGCCCCGTCAGCTTTTTTTACTGCGATCCGCCGTATTTTGCAACCGAAAACTACTACAAGGGCGTGGGTTTTAAAACCAAGGATCATATTAGGCTCAGAGATTCGCTAATGGATATCAAGGGTAAATTCCTTGTTTCCTACAATGACTGTCCCGAAATCCGTGAGCTGTGGGACAAACCGAATATTCACATCGAGGAAATTTCAAGAATAAACAACCTTGCACAAAGATACGATGGAGGTTCGCAGTATGCGGAGCTTTTAATTTCAAATTACGATACAAGCGAGAGATTACGGGCGGTTCGCCAACTTTCGCTGTTTGACGATGAAACAGACAATTTTGGAGGTATAATTTTATGAAAAAAATAATTTTTGCACAAGTAATGGCAGACAACGGAAAAAGCG